TGTCGTAGCCATCGGCCAGCGACTTGACCGCCGTTTCACGCGACAGCAGGCCGCCAGTGCGCAGCGTTGTGAGCGTTTCCGCCTGCGTCTGCTTGTCGGCATAGGTCGGCGCGTACCACGCAGGCCAGCGAAGCGACAGCTTCACCTTGCCGTTGAGCGGTTCGATTTCCTCGCCGCTCACCTTGAGCGGGTACTTGGCCGATACCACCACGATCTTGCACAGCAGGGACAGGAGCGCCCCTTCGCCGTAACTGATGCGCAGCTTGTCAGCCAGCCAGATCAAGGCTTGGTTCATCAACTCCATCGCCCGGCCAGACTGCGCGGCGCTCACCTTGTCGGCGTTCGCCCGGTTGCCGTGGATGGATTCGAGCGCCAGTTCGCGCAACATGCGCACGTACTCGATCACCGCCTGGGCAGCGGTGCCGTTGATTTCCAGCATCTTGGCATCGCCGTTTTCGCTCACCACGATGGCATTGCCGCCGCCTTTGACGATGCTGCCTTGTTCATCGACCGCCGGTTCCTTGATCAACAGCGTGGGGTCGGCGCTGTACTTGAGGCCACGGCCAGCCTGCGAAAGCTGGTAGTCGATCTCGATGGCGGTGTCGATGGCTTCCTTGAAGGTGCAGGCACCATCCACGCCATTGCCGCCGGGTAGGTTTTTGACCCACTCAGCGGGCACGAAGCCGAGGCCGTGGGTCTTGGTCTTGTCGGTGTCCACCGCATTCGGTGCGCTTTTCTCGCTCACCTTCCACGGCAGGTACCACGTTTCGGACTGGTCGTCCCACATCCGCTTGAACCAGAAATCAGCGTTCAGGTCATCGTCGTCAATCGTGTAGCCGAGCGCGGCGAGCGTCTTGCCCTTCACTTTGTACTGCTCGGTGATGGATGCCAACGTGTCGGGCGCATCCTCACGCCACACAGGGGTCAGAAACTGCGTGCCCTTGGACTCGAAAAACACGCGACCTTTGATGACACGCATGAAGATCGCAACCGAGCCGACCGAACCGCGCTGTGCGGCCTCAATCATCACCTCGTTGAGCTTGCTTTCCTTGATCAGGTCGGCCAGCGTGTCACGGGTGGTTTCGTCTTCGCAATCAACCGTGGGGAAGTGCCCCTCGGAGAACAACAGCGAAATCGAGTCATCCACCACGGTTTTGCACAAGGCATACCGGACGGACGGGCGACGGTCGCGCAGAGGGATGTACTCGCCCGAATTGGTCTTTTCCGTGTGGAAATCGTAGGCCAGATGGTCGTAGAGCTTGCCTTCCAGCACCCTCGTCAGAATGTCGATGACGAACTGGCGCTCAGGGTAGTCCTGATCGCGGTCAATCTTCGAAGTGATCGTTTTGAACATCGGTTCTATTCCAAGGTGGCCGTGCCTGCCGCCGCAAAAAACACGCATGAAGCGTGGAAAGGAGATCGGCTCGTCTCACCACATCACGGCCTGCCGGTTTTATTAGCCCCAAGCCCCGGCGATGGGTTCGCGCTCACCGTGCCATGTGAGGCACTCGCATTGCACGCGCCGGTTCGGGCGGCGCAATGAGTTCTGAAAATGCTCTCGAAAGAGCGTCTATTTGGTCGTCGGTTGTCCCGTTGGGGAACATCCGCATTTCGTTGATCACGCCATCATTCCAAGGCCCACGCAGCATCATCACGTTGCCGACGTTGATCTGTGCAGCCAGCGGTTCAGCCCGCGTCACCTTGTCGCCAGATTCGGGGGACGTTGTGACCGGGTAGCCCGCCAGCTTGCGGGTCAGGTACAGCACCTGCGTTTTACCGGCTTGGCCGGGGTCTTGCGGCAGGCTGATGCGCACCGACTTGCCATCGCGTGAAGCGGTGTTTGTCAATGCTGCGTCGCGTTCGTCTGGCCCACAGCGCAGGCGCACCATGTCGCCGATGATGAAGCGGCCATCCGGCAATTTGCCGAGCTTCGCGCCAGCCGTGTAATCGCCATCGACCGAGGCGGCCAAGTCCCAACCACGAATCCACTTGATGGGTTCGGCGGGCAGCGCGTCGATCACGTTGATCGCGTCGGGCTTGATAACCCCACCTTCCGGCGGTGCCGGGCGTTGCAGGTACTGACCGGCGAACACATAGGGTGCAGCCTTTTCCATCCTGCGCAAGTCCGTGATGGTGTGCTTTTCCGGCCAGAGCGCAGTGCCGTCGGCCTGAATTGCAGGCAGACAAACATGCTCCCATTCCTCGCCGTTGCCGCCATCGAGCAGCCAGCCCGCCAAGTCGTGTTCATGCAGTCGCTGCATGATCAGAATGATCGGCGTTTCCTTGCTGTTCTTTCGGCTTTCAAGCGTGTTTTGAAACCAGTCGATGACACCCTGACGGATGACATCGCTCTTGGCCTCGTCTGGCTTGTGCGGGTCGTCAATGATGATCGCGCCGCCGAAGCCCTCGCGGTGCTTGCCCGCGCCGAAGCCGGTGATCGTGCCCCCGGCACCGGCGGCATACATCACGCCGCCCTCGGTGGTCGTCCAGTGGCTTTTCGCGTCCGATGCCAAGCGGCAAGCGGGGAAAACCTGCTGGTACGCCTCGTGCTGCAACAGCGAACGCACGTTGGCGCTGTTGTTCACGGCCAGCGGTGCGGCGTAGCTGGCGTGGATGAATTCAGCATCCGGCACCTGACCGAGCGCCCAAGCGATGAAGTTCACCACCGCGATTTCGGTTTTCGAGTACCGGGGCGGCACGTTGATGATGAGTCGCTTGCACTCACCGCGAAACACGCGCATGAGCGCATCGCAGATGGGTTTGTGGTGCGGCCCACGCAGCCACTTGTACCGGCGGCGCTGAAAGAACATCCAGCGCGAGAAAAAGTACAGGTCGGCCTGCGCCATCCTTGCAGCCGCGAATTGTTCGTCCGGGCTGAATTGGCGCATGGTCAAACCTCGTCGGCGATTGTCTTGGCGATCTCCCGGAATTCGTCCTGGGTCATGTTCACGCTTTGGATTGGCCCACCGCCGTTTCCGGTCAGTTCAACCCGCTGCGTGTCCTTCCATCCGGCCTGAGATTTCAGCCAGAAAATGATTGAGGTGGTATCGCCTGCAATCGCTTTTTTGTAGAGGGTCTGTGCGACCTTCACGTTAGCTTTGAGCTTGCCAGTATCGAGTTCGACGGCAAAGTTCTTGCGCATCGTCGGCTCGCTGATTGGCTTGCCCTTGGTGTCTTTGATGAACAGGCAGATGTCCGAATGACGCAGGCCGAATGCGGCCAACTGCATCACCAGATCGCGGTGTTCCTCGGTCGGCTTGAACGTCGTGCGGCCAGCGCCCGGACGTTTGCCGCCAGATTTACCCTTGGCTCCCGGCATTTGTGGTCTCCATGCGCTCTTCCTCCATCAGGGAGAATGCGCGTCCGTCATCGGCCAGCGTTGCCTGCTGCCCGGTGAATTCTTGCCAGCGACGGATGATCACGTCGCAGTATTTCGGGTCAAGTTCCATCAACCGCGCTGCTCGGCTGTGCTTCTCGCACGCGATCAGGGTTGAACCGGAACCCCCAAAGAGGTCAAGCACCACGTCGCCGGCCCGGCTGCTGTTGCACAGCGGGTACTCAATCAACGCCACCGGCTTCATGGTCGGATGCACGTCGTTGCGTTGCGGGCGGTCAAAGTGCCAGACCGTCGATTGTTTGCGGTCGGAATACCAGCGGTGTGCGCCGGTTGGCTTCCAGCCGTACAGCACCGGCTCGTGTTGCCAGTGGTAATCCTGCCGTCCCATCACGAACGACTGCTTGACCCACACGCAGCACTGCGCAAGCTTGAAGCCTGCGTCCAGCATCGCCCGGCGAAAGGCAAAGCCCTCGCTGTCGGCGTGGAACACGTACAGCCCCGCGCCGTCCTTTGCCACGGCGAACATTGCGCCGTAGGCGGCCAGCAGGAACTGGTAGAACGCCTCGTCGCCCATGCTGTCGTTCTGGATGGTCAGCTTCTCGGCGGTGCCGCCCTCGTAGGCGACGTTGTACGGCGGGTCGGTGACGATCAGGTCGGCCTTGTAGCCGTCCATCAGCCGTTCCACGTCGGTCACGCTGGTGCTGTCGCCGCACATCACACGATGGCTTCCGAGCACCCACAAGTCGCCTGGGCGCGAAACGGCAACGGCAGCCACTTCGGGCGCGTCGTCGTCATCGGTCAGGCCGATCTTGGCGTCCGGCTCAAGCAGCTTGCCCAAGTCCTCGGCATCGAAGCCGATCAGATCAAGGTCGAAGCCGTCGGCCTTGAGTTCGCCGAGTTCGAGCGCCAGCAGTTCCTTGTCCCACCCGGCGTTGTCGGCCAGCTTGTTGTCGGCGATGACGTAGGCGCGTTTCTGCGCCTCGGTCATGTCGCGGATTTCAATGCACGGCACCTCGGTCAAGCCGAGTTTGCGGGCGGCCAGCACGCGGCCATGCCCGGCAATGATGCCGTTCTCGCCGTCGACCAAGACGGGGTTTGTCCATCCGAACTCGCGGATGCTGGCGGCGATCTGCGCCACCTGCCCGGCGGAATGGGTGCGGCTGTTCCGAGCGTAGGGAATCAGCGCCTCGACCGGGCGGGTTTGGATGGACAGATCGCGCATGTGAGCAGGAGCCGGAAAAGACGAAACCCGCGCCAGCACGAGGCCGGACGCGGGTTTCAAAGCCACCCGAAGGTGACGGAGACAAGGGGTCAGAAAGCAAAAAGCCCGCACTCGGCGGGCTTTGATCTGCGTCGGGGGCGTACTTCGTTCCCGACAATAGCGAAAATGTACCACAACTGTCTCAGGTGCACAATGCGTTTTGTAAGGTTTCAGTCCTCGCCGACCAGATTCTGACGCTCAAACATGGGCGCAAGCCGCTCCACGCCTCGATTCAGGAGCATCCGCCCGGTGTTGCGGATGATCTGCATGTCTCGGCCAACTGTTGCCGACGACAGGCCGTACTCGGCGGCGATCTTGCGCACCGACAGATCGTCGCGCTGCCGCTGCGTGCCATACACGCCCCAGGCCATCGTCAGCGTCGCCATGTCGCCATGCGTGGACAGCGAGGGCTGGCTGTAATCGCGCACCCCGCGCACGCCCCCGGCCTTGCACACTTGATACCCGAACCGGGCGTGCACCGCGTCGGCCTCCGGCTTGGGTAGGTGGTGAATCACAGCACCGCGCACCATCGCGCACTGGCCCCGGATTTCCAGCGCCGTCAGGCCGCCGAAATTGATGGTGCCCTTCTCGCGCTCCTGCACGATGCCCATGTCCTCCATCATCCGGTCGATCATGACCTGCATCTGGCTTTTCTGCGTCACGGGCAGGATTTCCATGAGGAAAGCAACGTGGAGCGCCTGCTCGACGGAACGAAAGATGGGGGCGGTGGTGATTTCTGTCATGCGGTCTCCTGTTCCAAAGTGTCTCCGTTGGTGATGCGCCGATGCACTTCTGCAATGGCCTCTCGAATTTCTCGCTGCGTCGCCAGCGCGATCTGCTCGTCGTGCAGCGCCAGCGCCTCGCTCAGTGCGGTCATGGCGGGGCCGTCCAGCCCCCAACTTCCGGTTTTTTGCCCGCGACCGAGGCAGCGCATCAGGCCGTCCTGCGCGGCCTTCACCTGCTCTACCCACTCGACACCGTAGCCGCGCTCGGCCAGCACCAAGGCGATGTTCAGAGAGCACGCGATGGTGTGAAAGTCGGTCTCCTTGCCGTGGCCGGTGCGCAGCGACTCGAACGACATGCGGTAGGCAATGCTCAGGTCTGTCTGCTGGTCTTGCTCCAAGGGCTTGACGCCCACCAGCGTGCGCATGAAGGCGCTCGGGTCGCGCCGGGTGGTGAATCGTTTGCCGCGCTTCCTCATGCCTTCTTCTCCCGGTAGAACTCGCAGCGCACGCCGTAGGTGCGGCGCTTGTATTCGCAGCCGTGGTAGGTCTCGCCTTTCCAATCGACGCTGACCTTGTGCACGCACTGGCCGCACGCACGCTCTTGGCGCTGCGCGATGGCCTCGCGGCGTGCCACCACCTCGAACGGGTCGCCGTATTCCCAACGCTCCATCAGCCGACCCTCACTTCCACTTCGACGCGGGGCTGGCCGTAACGCTTGCTGGCGCGAACGTCCACCACCTGCGAATCGTCCTTCCACGTCACGCCGTTCGCGCCGTCCTTGATCGCCTTGACGATGTTGTCGAGGTCGGGGCGTTTGGTCGGGGTGATCTCGCCCAGGGCCGCCGCCCGTTGCTTCTTCTGGCTCCAACTGGTCGGGATACCCATGAACGCCCGCACGATCAGCGCGACCGCGCCCTCGGCGGGGGTCTTTTCCCCCATCGCCTGCTGCGCGGCCAGCTTCACGAGGTTTTCGTACCGTGCGGTCTTCTCCGGGGTGTAGTGGGCGACGTGGCCGTTACGGACGAACGACCGGGCGCGGCCCTTGGCGACCGGCTCGCCGGGGATGGTGAAGGTGATGGTGTCGGTCATTTTTATGTCCAAAAAAATCAAATCAGGCCCATTCGCCGAACAGGTGCGGATAGCTCAAAGCAAGGTCTGCGAGGCGCTGCTCGGCGGCACTGAGCGGGGGGCCGAGAAGTTCAGCCGGAGACAGTCCAGAACCTCCTGCCGTGTCGGTGCGCCGGGGAACCGGGCAATGGCCGCGAACATCGCTTCCTGATGCGGGCGGGATGGTCTGGCCGAGGCCACAAGTCGGGCACAGCACCGGACGCACTGCATCCGGTAGCCGCCGTGGTGCTTGGTGTTGGCCGCTTTCTCGCAGTCCGGGCATGTCACACCCCCACCTTCTTGGCGCGGTAGCTGTCCCAATCGAACGTCAGACGGATGCTTCCGCCCTGCGTCAGGCGGTCGTAGGTCGCATCGCCCAACACCTCGATCAACTCTTCGCGGTTGAGGTTGGTCGCCAGCAGGTTCGGGAGTTGGGCCTCGTAGCGGGCGTCCAGCAGCCGGAAGAAGGCGTCCTGTGCGCTCTTGGCGTTACTGCTCCTGCCGATTTCATCGATCATCAGCAGATCGACCGACGCCATGCCGTGCAGCCACGCCTCACGCTCGTCAAAGCCCTTCGACCAGTAGGCGTCGAGGTACTGGCTGGCCTTGATGCGCAGCACCGAGTACCCGTCGTCCAGCAACCGGCGGCTGATCGCCGTGGCGAGGTGGTTCTTTCCCGTGCCTGGGCGACCGCACAGCAGCAAACACGCCCCCGCGTCGCGGTACTTGCCGAACTCGCTGGCGTAGCTTTCGCACCGGCGCAAAACGCGCTGCTGTTCCT